ATAAAGTCTAAAGGTACTTCTTCATGAAAAAGATCACTCATTGAATTAACAAAGATTTTAGATGGCTTTTTCCACGATAAAGGTTGTTCTACCCTTTCTGGATATAAAGTTAAATCAAATCCATTTGGGAAACGAAACCGTTTAGTAATGGTTTCTGCGTAGCAATGTATGCAGCCTGGACTAACCTTAGTACATCCGGTTACAGGATTCCAAGATTTATCTGTCCATTCAATTGATGTATTTGTATTTGCCATGATTTGCCTCTTGGTTACAGTATTTGAATAAATCCATAGTTAATCCTCAAATTGTAAAAGTTTGATACTTACATTTTTTACTTTAACTGATTTGTTGTTAAGTTTTTGAATACTAATCATTGATTTCTTGCAATCAAACCCGACAACAATATATTTTTCACTATCATAAGTGCAAATAGAATCTACACCTATTGATTTTCTAAAAGCAGGTTTAGATTCTAGCCTCTGAATTTCCGTTGCTGTGGGTTGGCAACAATCAAATGGAGACAAGCTAGAAACGCCGTGTTCATTTTCACCCATTACATAGCCATCTTTATATGCCACAACTTTGTGAAAAGACGGTGGCAGAAAGTCTATTAACAATAAGTCTTTAATCCATGTTCCTAGAGGATATTGATCCTCAAGTGATAAGTGTGATGATACGTGGGGTTTTACTAGGTTCAAAATTCAACTTCTCCAATAGCTACAATTTGTTGATGGAATTACTAGCTTGACGCTAAAGACTCAAACAGATTCAATGCTGTAGTCTAGTCTGTATTTTTTCATGGCAAATTTTTTAATTCATAAATTCATTATAAATTAAACGTTTTGAACTTATTCAAATTTATTCAACAAAAACGTCATTATGACGCTATATCGCTACAATTAGTTTTTAACTCTCTAAGTAATCCCTTAATAAAAATGAATAAATCACATTTAGCAGCACCAATCAGACAAAGAATGTCATGTTTATCAAGAAAAATGTTAAACATGGGTTTATTGAAAAAATCAGAAACTCATTTAGATTATGGGTGTGGATACGGAAAAGACGTAGAAGAGCTTATTAAATTAGGTTATCAATCAACAGGATATGACCCCTACTATTTCCCCCAATATCCAAAAAAAGCAGATATTGTAACTCTAGGATATGTATTAAATGTAATTGATAATTTTCAAGAAAGACGAGAAACGCTAATTAAAGCATGGGAGTTAACTAATAAACATTTAATAATTTCTACAAATATTAAAGGTGGGAAAGGATGTTTAAATGAAAAGACAACAATAGAAACATTCAGAAAAAGCTTTACCAGCATTGAATTAAAAGGTTTTGTTGAATCATCATTAGGATATGAACTAATCAGAATTGACAAAGATAAATTTATAATTTCCAAGGATGGATTTAAATATGATTCACCCATGAATTATGATCAAGTTATTGATAAAATCGAACAAATAAAATTAGAAGGTTGGATACCACCAAATTTAGCAGTTATCAAAGGATACTGTACAGATTTTAAACCTAGATATATTGGGAAAATAGATACTACTGATAATCCCGATTTTCCCGGTAGGATTAGGCATTATAGAATATATTCAAAAACTGGAGGATTACCAGGAAAAAATGGATATGATATAAAATGTTTGCATATTCCTGGGGGAAAGCAAAGTAAAGCAATGCAGGAAGCGATCGCAGCATTTAAAAGAAGAAACTTGATAAATAAAATTAAATTTCATTGCATAGAACAAAAATTTATAGAAGAATTTGCAGGATTTAAAAAGTTTAATTTCTTAAAAGACATAGTAACATTTTATGAATAAGAAGATATTTCACTGCTCGCTAACGCTCGCGCCGGAAGTTATACAAAATTGATCTGTTACCCTACTTGCCCCTGTCGGTTATCGTTGGGGGCAAGTTTTTTTATTCCCCGTATTTAGACATTTTTCCTGAGACTATTATGAAGAATAACAATGACAGGAAAAATGCCAAAATACTAAAAATAAAAAAACTTGCTGATCCCCCAAAACCCTATCCCCTAATCCCCTGTCCCTTGGGGATAATTGTTAACAGCATAAAGAATGTTTTTTGTAAATAGTTAATTATAAAGAAATTATTAATAATAAGAATTAGTTAAATATTTATGTTATAATATAAGTATTAATTTAGGTGGTGTTTATGTTAGTTAGAAAAGGTTTTGTAGATAAAGATAAAATTTGGAATTTTGTTAAGAATTTTGAGAATAAATTGAATAATGAGAGATGGAATAGGAAAGAAAATAATAGTGGCAGAAGATGCTTGTGGTTCGGGATGGGTGTAGAATTAGGATTAAAATGTAGTATTTTTGAAGGTGAAAAAATTAGTGATGGGTTAAGAAAAAAATGTAATAAATTGTGGGGTGGTGAGGATTGGAATAGTATTTTATTATATAAATATAATGTTGGTTGTGAGTTAAAGGATCATATTGATCGAGATATTTTTGATGATAAAGTAGTTGTTGTAAATATTTGTGAAGATAATTTATTTGGGGGCAGTGTTAGTTTTTTCTATGATGAAAAAATTGAGATTTTAAGAGATGGAGAAATAATTGAATTTAATAATAAAAAGATACATGGAGTGAGAAAAGTTACGTCAGAGAGATGGAGTTTGAGTATTAGAAAAGTATTATTGTAGTATGTGTAGTATAGGGTAGTTTTTCGGACTACCCTTGACAAATAGCCAGTATACAAGCTATAATAATAATGTAGTTTGGTTGGTGTTGTTATGTCACTGACAAAGATTTTTTCTCAGTTTTCCGCGTTCGGTTTCTCAGGATCAAGAAAGTTGCACAGCAACGGCGCTTGTCTAAGAGCAGTAATTTCCGTGCCAAAAGATTCTCGCATACTAGTAGGATGCGCTAATGGCATAGATGCCTATTTCCGTGTAAGTTTTCAACAAGCAGAAATATTTTATGCCCATAAATACGGTACTGGGAAAGGTAGGTTTGCGGCCCGTTCTGTGGCAGTAGTCAAAGCGGTAAAAGCTGCTAATGGTTTGTGGGTTTCCTTTCCGTCGTCTCCCTGCCCAACTGGTTTGCTACCTTCTTCCTGTTCCTCGACCGCATTCTGCGGCAGTGGCTCAGGTTCTTGGGCGAGCTTGGCTTTTGCTCTGGGATCTGGTGTTCCCTGCCTTGTTTTCCTAGGCTCTCTCCCGTGCCCTCCTGGTTGGGGGTTGATTCCCGTGCCTGGGTGGTCTGGTTGGTTTGGTTGTGAATCAGCCTTAAATATTCGGCCACCGCACACACAGTTGTCATTGTTCTAATTTTTCTGGCCAGTTTTCCTGGCCTATTCAATCCACCACCAATTAAAATCATGCAAATTAACAGTGATAAATGTTCTAATTTGCTCATTCGTCAGGAACCCACAAGGAGTCCCAGTCCTCACTCGCGTTAGAAACTCAACCACCAGCTACAATCTCACGAATTTTAATCCGAAGAACTTGCCGCCAATTGGGGAGTTCTTTTAATTTAGCTAAATCCTGAGAGTCAATCCTAACCTGAAGATGCCCAAGTAAGGGATTGTCACCCATCGGCTGGATAAAATGCTTATCAAGGTCGGGATTACCACGACGATTCATTACCATTACAGAACCTCACTATCATCAATAACCAGTATATCAATTATTTGAGTAAAAATATTTTTTATTTACCACTTGACAAATAGCCAGTATACAAGCTACTATATAAGAGTAGATAAGTTCAATCATCAAACACAAAAAAAAGGATTTTAACCCATGACTAAACAGCAAGCCATTTTACTAATAGAAGCCAACGAATTAGCAAGCCGATTACTCAAAGAATTACTAGAAGCCTCAGCAATAGCAGACGAATTAAAATCAAGTTTCGATCACTGGATAGCAGCCCAGACAGATGTAAACCGATTACACAAAATTCTTGATAAAGCTATTCACAGATGTAAACGCCGCGCTAGAGCTAAAGAATGATGATAAACGTTATCCCCAAATAAATCAGCCGCCAATGGAGTCAACAAAGGCGGCCAATCCAAAAGCCTCAACACTAGCAAATCACAGGAGCGAACCAAATGATTAACATCTATTCTATCACAGCAGCTATCAAAATTTTAGGACGGAAAGATATTTTAAAGCTAGAAGTCTGGGCGCGTGTAATTTTCGTCAAATTTGCTAATGGGCAAGGCCGATTCGTATCCAAAAATCTTTTTTGGATTGAGTTCCATCGGTCACGCAAGGAACGCGCCAAAGATTTAACCGTTGGATATTACGACAGAGACCTATATCAAGTTTCCTCTCAATCCCAAATAGACCCTTATTTTGTGTCACTTGGCGACGACATCCAGTGTGAATGTGCAGATTTTGCTAATCAGGTAAAAGCTAAATTTCGATATCCAATTTGCAAGCATGCATGGGCTTTACTTAATCATCTTAACTTCAATTCACTATCAGCTTACATTCAATCAAACCAGGGTAAGGCAGCTTAACTCATCAGCTTCAAGAGCCTGAATTTGCTCATTCGTCGGGGACTCACAAGGAGTCCCAGTCCTCACTCGCGTTAGAAACTCACTCAACATTTAATAAATTATGGAGTCATTGAAACACTGGCTGGAAATAATAAGTAAGAACGGACACAATTTCCAATATTACTCACACAAAGAGATCAGCCTAATTGTTAGTTCCCTGATCTCACAAGAAACCGAATATCCCTACCCTGTCAAATTAAAAATTCACCCGCTGCTGCGCTGTCTGGAACGGAGAGAAATTACCCACAATCACAAATCGAACATTGCAAAATTCATAATCTCAATTATTGATGATTATGAAAAAAATTTACACAATCCAGATTCAGATTGTTTTTAATCTACTCACCCGCGTCCTAAGCATGACGTTAAAAGGCTTAATTAATAACTCAAATTACAGGACATCATGAGATTACTAAACAAGACCGTTTCCACATTTTCTGAAGCTAACTGTATCTTATTGAAACTTAACAGATGTATCAATACCACATACATTCCGATTGGTGATAACGTAACTGAAGTTGTATCCAACTTCAGTAAAATACAACTATCGAGGTCATTTAATCCATACATGAGTATGCGGGCTGATTTAACCCTGACCTTCAATGAAGGGGTTATGATGATCAGCTATACATCTACAAGTGGAACATCAGTTCTAGTAGAGTATAAGTTTGATGACTCAATGCAAGTGAAAGAAATTGAGGTATCTGTCTGGATACCCGATGATAGAGCTATGTCTGGAAGGACTCATTATGAGTCCTTAACTGAGGCATTATATCCAAATTGGGATAAGGTTCAATCAGAATTAATTGAAATGAATCCTAATATAGTTTTACCGCAACCAGAGTGGTATACATCTAAATTATCTAATGTTGATGAACCACGTGAATCACGAAGATTTAAGGTTAGATCTAAGGTTGATGAAGTCATTGAAGATTACGAATATGAAAATGAAATTGAAGTTGACTACGATGAATAGATAATCATTGACTTTCAGTTACAGGTAATTAGTACGTCCTAAGCACGACGTTAAAAGGCTTATTAATCAAATCAAAGGAAAAATCATGTTTCAAATTCACAGAACAACAGAAGGCGAAGAAATGATGATTGCTCAAATGAGCGATGATCATTTAATTAAACAAATCAAATTACTTTGCTCCAAAATAGCGACTTGCGTAAAAATTCTAAACGGGGTAAACATCGAAGGAGGCGCACTAATAACAGCCTTACGCCCAGAGTTTTCGCAAGAAGCAATGAAAAAGAAAGCTACTTTGTCAGTTAGAAATCTTGATGAAAGTATAAAGCCTTATGTAATGGAAGCTTGTTTAAGAAATTTAAATATTTCAGAATTATTACAAGAAGCTTACCAAAGAAAAGCCAAAATACGAACGGCTGAAGACATCGGACTAAGTCTTTGTTCTGACGCATTCAGTAAAAAAGCATACATAACAGGAATTAACGACGAAGATTAAACGCATAACAGTTAAAACGTCCTAAGCAAGACGTTAAAAGGCTTATTCAAATCAACACAACTTAATTTAAAACAATGACAACAGAAACGACAGCGATTGAATTAAAAGTATTTGGGAAATTGGCAACAGAAACCGTTAACTTTTTCAAACCGCCCTACAACGTGCGAAATAACTGCCAGGTAGGGCAATGGGCAAAGTCCGAAGATGAGTTCATCAGCAATAGCTTAGACATTGCGATTATCGGGACTAACGAGTTCTACGGGAAGTTAGGTAAGTCGACTGGAAATTGGCTACAAATTTGGTTTGTTGCCGGACCAGATGAAACTAAACTACCCAAGAATGTAGTTTGTGTAACCTACATAAAAACCCGATCAATAGCACAATTTGGGCAAACAATCATCGAACTAATGTCAAACGGTGAACCAGCAACAGGAATATTTACCGGGTCATTCCTCAAACACTCCAATGATTACGGTAGCTACGCGTCAGTTAAATTTAACTGGCGTGAAAGAACGGAAGATGAAAAAGCCCAGTTAGTATTAATTGCTAATTTCCTGGCAACCGCCCCAATCTTAGAAGACACCGGACTCCCCAAAACAATGGTTAAAGTTTACGACGGTAATTATGAAGTTGCCCAAGAAGATTTTAAAGCAATCATGAAAGATGAGGCTAGTAAGAAATAATGAGACTAACGCAATTAATTTTTGAAAAGAAAAATATCTATTCAATAGATAAAAATGCCCTAAACGAGCATGAGCAAAAAGACTTAAAAGGAATGATTCAAGAATTGGAAGCCATGCCAGAAGGGAAAACATCTATAACGGCAAATGTAAGTATGTACGACAAAACCTGGATATTCTGTTTAAGCAAAAATGGAGAGATAAGCAAAGTAAAAGAAGTCTTCAAGGTTAAATAGTTCATCGGCAGGGTTAAATACCCTGCTTTTCTAATACCAATCACTAACTACCAATATGGACAATTCACCAATATATCAAGCCATATCTTACCGGGAAGAATTGTTTAAAATGCCCTGCGGGTTCTTCGCATTTCAAGAAGAACAAAGCAAAAAATGGAAAGTATGTTTTAAACGTTTTATTAGTTCAAAACCAGAAACAATCCAAAATGCTTTAACTGAAAAAGCAGCCAAGAAAAAAGCAGCAGCCCTAAACCTAATTATCAACCCATTAAAATAAAAATCATGAAAACACACGAAACGCCCATTGGTAAACTAGCATCAGTCACAACAATTTTACGAGCGACTGAAGACGAAAAAGCCAAAGACCGACTGAGAAAATGGCAGCACAAACAGGACAAAATTTACGGCGTAGAGCAAGCAAATAATAATAGTGATGATCGGCTAAATCGCGGGAAAGAAATTCATGCAGCTATCGAAAACTTACACAAATTTAATGTCGAACCTGCGGAAACTTGGATTCATGAAGGCAACGCCCAAAGGTGGAAACATCTGCAACCATTCCTAAAATCAATCACTATCATAGAATGTGAGCGAGAAGTATGGCACAGTTCCGGCTATGCTGGCACTGCTGACTTAATAGCAATCATAGACAATCAACCAACCCTGCTAGACTGGAAAACTAGCGATCGCATTAAAAAACGCCAATGGATAGACGAAGCTTTCATTCAAACCGCCGCCTATGCCAAAGCTTGGAATTTTTCAGCATTACCAACGCAAGATTCACCGGCATATCTAAACGATATTACCCAATTAGCAGTGATTGTAATTTCACCTGAAAAACTGCAAATATTCACCGAAAATAATATCAAAAAATACGAAAAATTATGGGATGAAAGATTGCTAAAGTTTCAAAAACTTGGTATTATTATTGAGTGAGTAAACAACAACCTAAATTACAAAGACCCCTATGCACATTAGGAGTCTTTTTTTAATAACAGGCGGACAAGTAATGAAGGGTGGAATAATGGCACAGTTTTATAAAATGACCATCGAAAAAGCCCTAGAAGGGTACAGCCAAGGGTTGTTAACCACCAGTGGGCTAGTACATCTGTATTTTGAAATCAAACTAAAATATGGGTGGAAAGGCAAATACAAACCCACCGACATCATCGCAGAACTAGGAATTAGCAAACCAGCATTCTATAAAGCGATCGCCAAACTGCAAACTTTAGGAATGATTTCCATTGAAATTCATGGGGAGATCACAGTTACTAATACTAACCCAAACCTAGACGGAGACAACATTATAGAACAGTCTCCAAATGTAGAAACAGTCTCCAAATGTAGACAAGAGTCTCCAATCGTAGACAAAAGTCTCCAAATGGAGACAGAAGTCTCTAATCGTAGACAGCAGTCTCTGATCGTAGAAAATGAAGCCCCGAAACCATTGTCAAAGCTGAATTCCAGCCCCCCTTCAGATTTATATTCAGATTCTTACCAGATTTACCTCAGATCTCTCTCAGAGGGAGAGAGAAAAAACTTCTTGAATTTTTGCCAGGAAGAAGCCAAGAAGTTGCCTAAACCTCCTACATTACCCATGAGGTGGATCGAGCGTAATCTAGAGGATTTAAAAGCCAAATGGGAATCTTTTTGTGGAACAAGTGATGATAGCTCATCTCATCAATCCAATAAATTTGAAGTTTGGGCAAATCACCCGCGCTTTGATGAGTTATGGCTAGGCGTATGTACACACGGGACAACGAGTTATATTATCCAAAACATCAGGGATACCACAATCAAGGATTTTTGTAAATTCTGCCACGAATCACAGGAAATTACGGAGGAGATTTTATCATGCTTAAATTCTCATTAACGCCAGCACCAGCACCAGCAAAAGCCTACAAGCTGGAAGATTTACAACCGAATATTAAATGCCATTGCTGCAATGACACAGGGAAAATTCAACCCCAGTTAATTAAAATGGCCATCCCTGCTTACAACCCCGAAACTGACAAACAACCAATTTGCCAACGAATGCAGTGTGGACTAGGGCTAAAGTTTATCACCCTAATTGAGATGGAAATAATGGATATGCGCTTTAGCCATGATATGTGTGAGGAAATGCACCAAGTCGGGAAAACTGAAAAAGAAAATTTGACCAAACCTGAAAACACCAACGTTATTGACTTGCAAGAATTGGTAAACAGAAAGTCAATGAAAAAATACCGCAAAGAAGATGGTATTGCAGAGGCTAAAGCATGGGAGGCAATAGGAGAAAATGCCTGATTTAATTGCACTGGCACGGGAATATAAATCTTTAAATCTTCCTCAGTATCCAAAATTACGCCGGGAAATGTTGGTAAAAAAATTTAATTCTAGTCATGATAGGAGTTATCAAAATGTTGGAATTAGTAAATAAGGAAGCGGTAGGAAAGAACAAGAACGAAGCCAAATTACTGATTGATGAAAAGACAATCAAAGCCTTAAAAGAATCAGGAATAATTAAAGGTCTAGGCTACATCTACCTTGCAATTGAAATTGAAAAGGCAGAAAATGCAGACCCTAAAAAACTCGAAATTAATTTAGTGGATTTTGCAGATAGATGGAATTTAAGAATTATCGAAGTTCAAAAAGCAATAATTGATCTAGACAGCAAAGGAGCATACACTATCACCAACACCCCCAAAGTAATCCAATTGTCACTATCATTCCCAAACTAAAAATATCAGGTGTGATGAAAATACATCACATTAAAAAGAGGCCTTTAGCCTCTTTTTTTTAGATACCCTAAACCCACGTTACCATTTAACTTTATCCGCCCAATATGCCGCGCTCATTTTACCTTTGGCAATATTTTTAGCATGACGGGCTTTGAAAGATTTTCGTTTCATTTTAGTAGCTTCCGACTCTCCCTTTTTAGGTTTACCCGCAGTTTTTGCACCCTGTTCACCAAATCTAATAATCTTTTCAACTCCAGAATCGCAAGCCTTAACGACATGAGATTTTTTAGAATGACTAGGTGTAGCTTTCGGCTTATTACAAGGCATATCCTTTTTACTTAATTTAGCCATAAATCAACTGTCTAATTTTTCCAAAACGCGAGAAACATCTCTTCTAATTAAGGCTAAATCACCAGTATTCTGAACAACATAAACATTAAAATCAGATTGTAGTTTATCAATTTTTGAATGTATAGTTGTCTCAATTTTAAAAAGTCGATAAAAACCTGAAGCGATCGCCATCACAGTCAAAATAAGTTGCAAATGAGAATCATTAAACTGCATTTTATTCCTCATTATTAACACCATCAACATCAGTCACACCATCACCATTACTATCACCGTCACCAGAAACAAGATCAGAAACTAAAGTTTTCTTGAATTTCTTGGATTTCTTAACATAAATCTGATGAATCCCAGGATCAAAATCACGCTCATTAATAATGGCGTAATCGTCCCCATCTTGAATTTTTACAGTTGAAATTGCAGCCATAATTTATTACCCCAGTATCCTAACCGCACATTCAGGACGAGCAAGGGTAGAACCCCACAAGCAAGAAAACTCAGCGACAGTCTGTTTATACTGCCGAGTAATTTCTAAGCACAAAGTTAAGCCAGAAACAGGATCAGGTATTTGGCGAATCTGAGAACCGCCCTCTAAAGTCACATCATCCAAAGGTTTAGAAGCAAAAGCGAGCGCTTGCCGATGAAGTGCCAAGCCAGCAACATCATGAGAAGCCACAAACGTGATCACAGCATTATCGGCCCATGCAACTTTAGCAGCGGGAGAAAAAGTCAAACCAGCAATAGCGTTACTAGATGCAGTCCTGGCAATAGTACAAACATACTGTTGAGTGTCACCCGCCACAGTAAATAAATCACCAACTACTAAAGTTCCGGTTAAAGTACCAGAATCAATATTTATAGTAGAAACCCCAACCGTAGCCGCGCCGTTAACCAAAGCGGCTTTAGAAGTTCCGTTAGAAAGTGTGCCACCAGTGAAAGTTGGTAAATATCCATCCACAGCCCAATCAAAGCCCAAAGCACGTTTAATAGTGCCTTCCTTTAAAGTCTCAGTATCACCCTTTTGCAAATATTGCTGGAAAAGAGATAAACCAATAGCGTTAGCGTCAGCGTCAAAATTTAAAACCATGGCACGATTTTCCATAGGCGCACCGGAAATATTGAGTAACTTTCTAGCACTAGCGGCAGAAGCTGTAGAAGATGCAAAAGGAGTAGTGCCAGCAGTACCCGCGTACTGGTAAATCCCAGTGTAATTCGCCATCACGGACCGAATAATATTCCCAGCAAGAACATCAATAGCACCGCTAAACTCATCAGACATCGTACCCGCAGAAAGTTTAGAAACCTCAAAGTCTGTTAATGCAAAGTTTACCTTTTTCCAATTGCTCAAGGTAACAGAAGCATAACGAGGAGTAATGTCAGAAGGGGCAGGTGGAGTATTCGATGGTACTACATCAGTAACATCAGAATCAGACCGTTGAGAAGGAATTGGAACAACAACAGTATCACCCCTAAAACTGTTATCCATTACCTCCTTCTCGTAAGTTGTCACGTAACGAAGTAATGCAGTTTGGCGACGTAGAGCCTTTAGCCCCATTGCATAAATCCGATCAACTAAGAGAGAGTTAATAGTATTTGCCATTGTTCAAAATCTTAAAAAGTGTGCAAGGCATCGCGCCGCCAGGTATCGCACCTTAGCAATCTAAGTATAAACTATTTTTATTTAGCGTCAAATAATAAAGTGGCACGTCTAAGGAGAAATGCCACCAATAAATATAATTTTCAAATATATTGCAGGAGTAGCGGAAAAGGTGCAACCGCTGCAAAAATATTATCGCTCAACAGACACCGAACCGTCAATAATTCCATCCAAATTGTCAAGAAACTGTTGATTATTGGAAGAATCAATTACAGTCCGACGACCACCTGAAGAATTAGAACGACTACCACCAATACCAGAGCCAGAAGTTTTTGGGGCATCAAACAATTCAGGATATTGCGATCGCTGATTTTCTAGCCACTCCTTCACAGTCTTGCCATCAACAGTTTTAACCACCCCATCAACTACAGTAAATTCATGCTTGTGACCATTAAGCAATAAACCCTGATATTTAGAATTTAACTGAATTTCCCCCGCAGTTTTTAAAAACTCAGATTCAATTTTTGAAGATGTAATAATCTTCTCAAGTGCTAATTTCTCCCCCCTTAATTGGTCCAAGCTCTGAGTATGTTCTTCCTCCTTAATTTGTAGCTTAGTTTTATACTCCTGAATCTCCCCTGCTAAAATATCACCAGCTTCAGCTTTACCCTTTAATTCCTTCAATTGCTGTTCTAATTTTTTCCGTTCCTCGCGCTCTTTTCTGAGTGCCTCCAACCCAGTATCACCCAATGGTGTAGAAGGGGGTAAATTATCATCACTAGAGTTTAATGTATCTGTCATCTGTAATTAATTCCTGTTCTAAATCAAAATCTTTGCCAAATAAATCTAATTTCTCAAGCGCCTTTAATACAGTTGCTCTACCAATAATACCATCAGTAAATAAACCGCGCAGCGAAATTGCAATTTGTTCCTTGTTCGGAACGTCAGAAGCGGGTATTAATTTAGTATCAAGAACAATTTTAACCTCACAATCACAATTAATCATCTGATTATGAATAGCAATCGCCTGATTAATGCCATCTGAAAAATTAGCAGTAAAACTCGCTAAACTAGCCTCTACTGGAGAAGCTAACAAATAAGTCGCCGCACTGGTTTGACGATCAGACGGTGAAGTTAAAAATTTCGCAGCATCATTGCTAATACTGTCTCTCAAATCATCTAAATCCTTCCGACTTTGCTCTAAACTAAGTGCTAACGGCTCAACCCATTGAAAACTGCCATTAGGATCACGAAGGTTAATAAAACTATTCGGTCCAATTTCCAAAGGCTCATCACCCCTCATAGAATCCTTTAAAACTGGCACCGGCTGACAACATAGCGAAACCTTGCGATTGTGATCAGACGTTAGTTGATAAAGAACTCTATTCTTATCAGCTAAACCCCTAAGTGGTGGAACGCTAACGCAATCATCCAAACGAGAACCGCCAAATACAGGAACAATGGGAACATAAGCGTATTCAGAAATAAAATCACCAGAAGAATATAAAACAAACTTGTTATCAGTTTTGTTATCAGTCTTATTTTCAGCTTTATTATCAACCTCTCTATAAATAAAATAAGACCCAGGACGATAAACCCGATATTGATTAATTTTCTGATAACCAAAGTCACCAGCTCTTGTATAAATTTCTTCTTTAATAACTGCCAAAGTGAAAACTAATTTATTATCAATAAATTCACACTCCCAATTAATTAAATTTTGCGGGGAAATCAAAGACCAGTAAGGACGAGGTGATAATTCTGAGTATTCTTGATAATTTTTAGCATTAATAACAGGTAAATCAATAAATATAAAACAATGACCCAAACGCATCGCCATTAAAGCAACTTGTCTAAAAAATACATCTCCATTAACACCATGATTATCCAAATTCTCGTAATGAGAAATAAACTCACTATCAGAAGTAAAATTAACATCATTCTTAAATATCAAACCTACAAATTGTCTAATAGCCTTAGCAAATAAATCATCATAGCAACTTTGATTAATCCTACTCTGCCAATTCTCAAACGATTCCGCAGCATGGCGGGGAAGATACAAAGCAGTTTTGTCAGTAGGTTTAAACCCTGTTTTTGCTAATTCAAGCCATCTGTCTGATCCATAATATAAATCATCCAAATAATCCCATAAGCTAATACTGTCAATATAATCAGGATGAAGGCTGCTAACAGAATTGTCATGATTGATACTTTCCATAATTGCTAAAAATCAAAAATTTTGTGTGTGTAACTTCGACATAAGAAAAACTATAAATGGGGGTATAGGGGCTTATCAATTGTGTTATAATGTGCGCTTTGTTCTCTTGTATCCTGTATTATTATATTCTATATTATTTATTTTATTATAATTTACATTATTATTTTGTGTTGCGCGAAATTCTAAAGCGTGAAATTCTAAAGAGCGATCACACAACAAGATAAAGTAATCACATCACAGCTTTTTCTTTTTGCTTGCAGACTTCTTTCCACGCGAGCGTTTATCACCAGGCATATCTTTAGAACTGCCACGATTCTCTGATTGTGGTTTCGGTTTTATTCCCTCCTTAGTATGACTCATATCCATTTTATCACCGTTGCCATACGTACCGTTATCACGATTAATTTTATTTAATTCAGTTCTTTTTTTTACTTGATCAGACTTTTTATTAAACTCCTTGTTGTAAGCATCCTTTTTAGCCTTAGCTTTAGGATTAGAATTATAATACTTAGCAGACTTACGCATAACTACCTCCTAAAATTTAGCGATCGCTCACTAATTAAAATCACATCACTGAATCAAGAACGAACAACGCGAGAACTAGAAAACGTAGAAACACCCAAAGCTATAGAAAGTTTATTCTTCCAATAATTATACTGATTATTAATCTCAGATATAATTTGACCTTGAAAAAACACCGTACCATCTGGCTTAACCTGAATGCCAGCGTTAGAAGCAGTGCTAGAATTTAATTGTGTTTCTAGCGTATCTAACTGAGTAATAATTGCACCAACTCTAGTCTCACTATCAACAGATAAATTAGCGATCGCATCTAACTTACCGCCAATGTAACCCAAAGACCAAGAATCAACAGTATAACCAAGATGCCCTATAGCTTTAGATTTTTGAGCATTGGTAAAAGCCATAATATTTTTATTTAAACATGACTATTATTTTAACAGATGAACAAATTACTTTAATTGAAAAAGCCGCAGGATTAGGATTAAATCTTGATGATATTTCCTATTTAATAGGCACAAGTCCCAGAACATTAGACAGACGACTCGCAGACAACGAAAAAGCACGCGAAGCATATAACGCCGGACGAGCAAAAGCTAAATTAAAAGTATCAGAAAAATTGTTTGATTTAATTGAAAAAGGAGAACCCGCGGCTATATTCTTTTACCTAAAATGTCAAGCAGGATGGAGAGAAAAAGATAAAGCCGAAGAAAACAATAACAAAGCAGAAATTAAAATTTATTTACCAGAAAAGGAATAATTATTTCTTCTTCTTTTTTTTAACACAATCACTATTTTTCATGCCGTCAGATATCTTCTTTTTCTGTTCGGCTGTTTTTTTCTTGCCAGTAGCAGCTTTAGAAATAGCAGCGCGCTGCTTCTCTGACATCTTGCCTTTGTCCTGATTCTTCCCACAAGCCATAAATACCTACCAATAAAACTAATTAATACCAATCATCAGGAGGGTAACCTTCTTCTATAATATAACTAGATGATATAAATGTATATGAGGCACCACCGCCGTGAGTGTCAGAATTACCAAAAGAGTTATTACAAAAATCATAACCTAAATAATATTGTTGACCATAAGCACGAGTAACAACTCGACCAGATAGACTAACAGAAATAGATTGAATTGGAGCATACACATAAGCAGTATGAGTTAAAGTAACAATCTCGTCAGTAAAATTGTTCCGATGAACAGTATTAAAAGAAATTTTTAGTCTGGTACAAGGGGAAAAATCTCCATAATTGGGAAGATCACCAACCTCACCACAAAAAGCCCCAGGCGGACAAACGAAACAATCATCATTTCTATCTTTATTATAATTAGCTAAAGTATTTTCTATAAAATCAACTTTCTCTTTAATTAAAACAGCAATAATATGTTTACAAGGATAAAATAACCCCGCCCTTGAAAATGTCCAATCCCTTCCGTAATCTTCAGTAGCAGTAGCATCAGGACAACTACATTTAATTTCTCTAGGCTGAACTCTATCTTTCCCAGGGTAACAAATCTTGCCAAAATCAGAAGTGTCAGGAGGAAACTTTTTAGCCTCAACAACCCAACCCTGAAAGCGGCTGTAAGGAGTACGGCTTAAAATAGGCAAAACACGCCATTTTTTATCACCAATACGCACAACAGTATGATCAGAAATTCCCTTCTCAATTCTGCGAGGATAAGAATAATACAAATTTCTGGCGTGTTGACTATATCTAGACATAGTAAACTAAATCAACTCCTCAACATCACTAACTAAAATAACCCCATATCCTGCCAACTCGGCAGGGCTTATCAATATTTGCTCTTGATAGCTAGGATCTAATTGAGTTCTTTGAAGTAAGGCTATGATGGCATCAAAACTTGCTTGGGTTAGTTTGCCACCACGTTTTAAAGTGGTCAGATTTCCAACAATCCAATCAGGTCGATTTTGGGTAATAGCATCTAATATCCTTAAATAGACTGGACTTTCAGCTAGTGCCAAAACTTCCGCATCTGTGACTACTGCTGAAACTTCTTCTAAGGTAGTTGTCACAGATACTTGACCTATTGGCACTGGATTATCAATCAATTGTTTGTCATTCAAATATGAAGTTAATTCCCTAGCAGATAGTTCAGGGAATTGTTCAATTTGAATAAGCAGCCATTGTTCTTGTTGTTTTGTCATGGTTTTTAATTTACAGCAATTTTATAATAAAGTCCCTGATTGCGCTCAAGCAACTGTCGGTCGGCGG